CCTCTACTTCACTTTAGAGAACCCTGCATGGTCGGGGATCTCTCCTTCTGGTGATCCTACCATCATTCAGGATTCACAGCTTGATCCTAACACTGGTGAGCCTCTTCCCGAGTGTCAGAACATCGCAACAACTATTGAAGGATACTTCAATGAAATCTTCCTTATTCTGAATACTGGTTACACAAGTCTTGGTGGAAGAGAAGATGATGCATACAACGCTATTATTGCTAACAAGCGTTTTATCGCTGCAGAGGCAGTTTATAGAGTTGCAACTGATCCTGCATATGCTGGAACCAAACTAGGTCAAAATCTATTGGCATCAACTGGTGAGACAATTCAGGATGCTTGTGTTGATGACGTTGAGAACGTTCTTAATGCAATTGCATATAATGTTAAGTATGGTGGAAACAATAAAGTATATGAAGCTGCTGAATTGTATGCTACTGGTGCTCACGTTTCTGGAGAAGAAGCAGAATCGGTTGCAACTTTTGTAATTGCAAGAGATTTAGCAATCGCTGCGATGCGTCAAGAGACTATTACTGTTCAAGGAAATCATGGACTGACACAAGTCATTGATACTAATGTTGCTCCTGAATATGATGCAAATGGTGCTCTAGTAACTCCTCCTTGTGTAGACATTGAACTGGCAATCACTACGCTAATTGGATTAGTTACTTCTGGTATCAATGGTAATTTGACTGGTAACAAGACTTTACCTCAGTTCACTGCTGTAACAAGAGTTGAACCAAATTCTGATTTAACTGGACTATCTGCCCGTGCTACTCTATTCACTCTAGCAACTGGTGGATTTGTAGGTAATCCTAACCCACATGATCTAGAGACTGGAACACCTGTAAGACTGGTTCCACGTCCTAGAGCAGGTACAGATCCAGACAAGCGTGTTATCAGACTGCCAAAAGGATTTGACACAAATACAAAGTATTACGTTATCGCTCCTGGTAGAAATCTTTATCCAGAAAACTTTGCTATTAGTAAGAGAGTAATTACTGTTACTGAGGCAGCAGGAACAAGTTTCTCAACTGCAAATGTAACTAGAGCAGCTGCTTCTGGAATTTATCGCTCATTAGTTGCACAACCTAAAATTGATACTGACGGAACTGCATTAGCATCTGGAACTGGATTACGTTTCAACTTGACTGTCAATGCTGATGGTTCTATCGAATTTGGTAATGCAGCAAATAACCTAGACGGCATTGCTAACGGTGGTTCTAGATATGAAATCGGTGATATTGTTGTTATCAGCGATGCTCAACTTGGTGGATCTGGAGCTCCAGATCTAGAGATTGAGATCACTGCAGTGTCTGCAGCAGAATATCCTGGTGTTTTTGATGGAACTGAGACTAACAAGTTGATGCTTGCTACTTCTCCAGAGAACGCAGCTGCTGGCATTTACATGTATTCTTCGGAGACTGACTCTGTTGATCCTGACGTTGAGATTGTTCTGAACGCATTTGTTCTTGATACTAATTATGATCTTCACAAGTATAAGAGCAATGTCGTTGGTGCTTCTGAAATTGAGACAAGTGTTGCTCACATCTTTGACGTTCCTGCACCTAATACAACTCCACAGAGAGTATTTGTTAGACTTGCAGATGACATCCAAGGTTCTACACTACCTCAACTGAGCGGTTCTGCTGCTACTATCTCTACTAAAACAGAGTACTTTGTCCGTTATGTTTCTAACAAACGTGTCACACTTCACTTAACTGCAGCAGATGCCGAGTCTGGTGATAGAGCACTGACGTTTGTTTCTGGAACAGGCATTAACTTCTATATCTACGCTAACAAGCGTCAATCTCCATTGAGATTTGACCCAACATACAGCACTGGAAATAATCAGTCTGGTCTATGGTATCTAAACGTAGCTGATGAGTCTAGCAATGGAACTGCGAACTATAATCGTTACAGCATTCTGTCTAGATTCCATGGCGGTAATGAACTATCAAATGATTACCAAACTAAGACAGATCCCACACTAGACACTCGCTATCTTCGTATCCAAGACAATCGTCAGAAAGAAGATCGTGTTTATAGAATGCGCTACGTTGTTCCTAGTTATCTGGAAACAGTTCGTGATCCCCTCAATGGTTTTGTTATTAAGACAAGAACTGATGACAAGCGTCGCCTTGTTCCACAGAGAGTTCTACTGAAACCAATCTCAGGTAACCCTAACACAGTTGCATCATTCTATAATCCCTCAGGTGCTAATGAGCAGATTGGTTTAAACAAAACAGAACTAATTGCCGATCAGATTAGAACAATTGATCCATCTGTGGTTGATTTGCTCCCAGAACAACAGAACTTATATGATCCATACGTAAATCCAAAAGTAATTGAATTTGATTCAAAAATTGCTTCTGTCATTCAGTCTGCTAGAAAAGTTGTTCCTCCTGGTGAAACGTCTGAGTTTCTAGAACTGACGCTATTTGATCACACGATTGTCAACCAATCTGTCAAGAATGAGATCTTCACTGTTGTCCGAACTAACTTCCTACAAGGTGGGTTCCTCTCAGCAAATTCTACACAGAGCAATAATTCTAATAGAATCACTTGGGAGACAACTTCGGGCAATGTTGCATCTTCAGGTTCTGCATATTTACAGGCATGGTTCAATGATGTAAATACAGCAACAATCACTTTAGTTCTAAAAGATGTTCAGGGTGAAATCAATTATGACCCCAATAGCATTGTAGTCTTTACCCAATCAAATGGTGCTAATGTTCAACTACAAGGAGTTCCTAACTCTTTTGGTGATACTGTAAACAACCTTGATAAGTCTAAGCGCGAGAACTATCTCTATAGAGTAGAGGGTTCTAACGTCTACACTATTGCTCCTGGTGATACAATTACTGACGACACAGGTCAGAATAGTTATTACGTTGATACTATTGAAGATCAGGGTAACTTTGATGATTCTTTCTATATCTTTGACATCGATACACTCCAAGAGCGTATTCCTAATCAGCAAGATGGTATTTACTACCTGACTTGCCTACGTGGTAATATCTCTCCATATCCAACTGGATCTGGTGTTGGTGAGAACTTTAGAAACTTCAAGTTCTCTCAACCTATTTCGCAACTGTATCCTCTTAACTTCAAGAACGACCCATTGTGGTTCCAAGTTGATGGCACAACTGGTGTAAGAGATACATCTATTCTTGATGTTCCTCAAACATACTCTGCTGCCGACAACTATGTTCATGGTTTGGTTACTGTTAACGATGCTAAGGGCAGTGAAACTAAAGAGATGATTCAAGATATCATCAGGAATGCTGCACTTGATAAATTTGCATATACAAACAGTACAACTGATTCTAACGGTAACATCATCGATAACAGAATCCGAGCACAGGAAGGTAATGCAACCTCTGGTTCTGAAGATAGACTAATTCCTATTTGTGGTGACTCTCAGTTCCCAACAGAGCGTAAACTTTATGTCGAACTACGTCGTCCTTCGATTGCAAGATCTGGTAACCACACGTTTGAATATCTTGGTTTTGGTCCAGGTAACTACTCAACTGGTTTCCCACTGCGTCAGGAAGTGGTCCTAACTGACAAACAGGACTTCTATGCCCAAGCGAAGCGTGAAGACGGCGGTATCGTCTTCTACACAGGTCTGAACAGCAATGGTGACCTCTACATCGGTAACAAGAAAGTCAACGCTATTACAGGTGAAGAGACATTCCTTGAATCTGCAGAACTTCTTGATTCTGAGGATGAAGATGAGGATATCGGCACTCTCGTTACAACCTTTGATTCTCCAGTAACATTTAATTCTACTATTGTTGTTGCTGGTAAATCAACTCTAAATGGTCCTGTTGAGATTAACGTTGAGGCAAACGAAGGTGATGCACTAAGAGTTGTCTCTAACATTGGCGCTGGCGATGATCCTACACTGTTCGGTGGTTCTTGGAGAACACAATCTGACGGTGACATCGTTATCGCTAGGAATCAGATTAGATCTGCTGTATACATCTTAAATGCACGTCCAAAACCAGGCGGACAATACGGTCAGTCCTACACTTTCAGAACTAACTACTTAGCAGGAGAACCTTCTAATATTGTTCCATGGCAAGAGACTAACTTCTTCTATTCTTCACAGGAAGTAGATTATGGTGGTAATGATCCAGAACCAGGAGATGTTCTTCTTAAAGGTAGTTCTATCGGTCAAAGTGGTTCGCTTGGATGGATTTTAACTAACCAGTTCAAGTCTGCTGAGTCATCTGTTTTAACTATTTCTGCAGATGGCACACAGAACTTGACAATCACTTGGATTGCAACGGAAACTAATGATTCTGTTGGTATCAAGTCTAACTCTACTATTAGAATTATTAACTTCAGCAATCAAATTGTTAATGGAACATGGCCAATCGTTAACTGGGATGATACTACATCACCAGGCGCTGTTACTCTCCAGTTCAGAATTAGCACCCCAATTGATACTGGAACAGTTTACAATTGGGCAGATCAAGCACAAGGGGCTGATTTGCAGTTCTCTGTATCTAACTGGAAGGAAGTAGGTGTTCTGGGTGCTGAAACTCTCAGAACATACACCCAAGAGCGTGGTGATTACAGACTTGGTATTAACACTGTAGCAAGAGCATCACATGCTGCTGTTTTAAATGGTAATGTTGATGTCTTCACAGCACCAAGGGCAACTTTGGATGTTGTTGGAACAACATTTATCAGTGGTAAAACTCTGGTTCAGTATGATTCTGCTGGTAATGTATCTGACAACCGCTATGATGATAACAACCTCAATAGTGATCAGCGCGAGGGTCTAACTGGTACGGCACTAACAACACAAGGATTTATTCCTCAGGATAATGCACTGCTGGTTGGTGGCGACAGCAACGATCTAGAGCAACGTGCAACTCTCCGTGTTGCAACTACAGACGTTGCATCTGCTGATCGAGGTATCGGTTATCAAACTGGAGGTAGACTGGGTATTAATACGACCCTAGGACTACAAGAACGAGATGAACTAGATCGTAACCTAGTTGTTGTTGGTGATGGTAGAATCACTGGTAACTTCTTGGTGGAACAAGATATCAGTATAGATGGTGGAGATATTAATACTACATCTGAGAGATTTAATCTAATTAATAATAATGCAAATATCCTTAATTTTGCTGGTGATGCACAGCTGATCGATATGTTCAGCAACACTACTAACGATCAAACGATCACTATTGGTAGTAATGCTAACTTCCAGACAATCAGAATTGGTAACAACTCTGCAAGATCTATCTTTAGTGTTCATGCTCTATCTGAAAATGCTCTGGTTGACATCGCAACGGTTGGTGATGACTCCACTAATCAGTCACAAGTCTTTATTGGTGGTGCATGGGCAAACACAGATTCTAAGGTTGTTTTAGGTTCTTCTCAGACAATCCTTGGTGGTAACCTTGAGATCGGTAACAAAGTTGCTTCTGGAACAGGAGTTGCTAGAATCTTTACTCAAACTGCAAGAGCAAGACTCTTTGATGATGATAGAACTCAAACTGTTGAGGCATTCACTAAGGCAAATGACATTACGATCGCATCTCTTGGTGGAACTACAACTATTAGAAACTCCCTGAAAGTTCAGGCATCTGCAGTAGTCGATTCTAGCATCATTTTAGATGGTGGAACAACAGCAGGTATTGTTGAGATTGTAAGAGGTAGATTCTCTACTCCTATCACTCTCCACAACTTAGGTTCACTTGATGTTCCCAATATTGATTTCTATAAGTATTCAAACACTGGTAGATTTATTGATACTGAAGGTAACAGACAGTGGGGTGGATCACAAGACCAAGCAGGTGGTGGTAGAATTGGAGGATTCGATAATCTACAAGCAGCACCTGACACAAGGCGTCTTGCTGGTAACTACACCTTCAGATTTGCTGAAGGTGGAACTGGTTCTGGTGCAGCATTTGATATTAATGTTGCATTTGATGGAACCGTTTCAGTCGAACTAGTTGCTGCAGGTTCTGGATATGCTGATAATCAGACACTGACTATCAAGGATAGTCAACTTGGCGCTGGTGGCGCTCCTAATATCACCTTAGATATTAACGGTGTTACCGAAGCAAGTGATGTATACATCCTACCAATCACAACACCGTCTTCAAGTGACTTTGACATCGGTGATTTGATTCTTCTTGATCGCGGCAATGCTGCATCTCCTGATGCAGTTACTCCACAGGGAGGCACTGCTATTACTGGTCTGCGAGATCAGCAGTATTCTGAGATCATGCGTGTTGTCGGTCTCGATAACCTCACTAACCCCAATGATCCTAACGGTTTCAGAATCTCTGTTCAAAGAGCACAAGAAGGAACTGGTGATCCATCAACTGGTGAAGGTTGGACCAATCACCCCGATGGTTGTGTCATTGCTAAACTTGACAAGCAACCAGCAGCATCTTATCTCACAGGTAAAGATGTTGGATCATTTGCTGATCCTAATGTTCCTGATGGTATACTGGATGAACCAAGAGCTGGTATTGATGGCACCAATGCTAATGTAAGAATTGGTGTTGCCGAGTTTGGTGGTGTTCTAACTACTCTTGATTACCTAAGAATTGATGGCGCTGAAATTGTTGCTGTTGCTGATGTTATTAGCACCGACATTCAATCCCTGATTATTAATGATGGTGGAGATCCTGCAACTGTCAACTTTAAGGTGGAGTCTACTACTGGTAATACATTTATTGCTGGTGACCTTGCAACTGGTCTAGGATTTAACAAGTTTACTGTTGACAACTTAACTGGAAACACATTTGTTGCTGGAACTCTAACAACTGAAAATACCCTCACACTGAATGGTTCTACGGTTGTAAACAAACAGTTCTTCACTATTACAAATGGTGGTCCTTCTTACGATGATGATGGAATAACAGTTCTCACCCCATTGAGAACTACATTCCAAGTTGATACTGCAACTGGTAACCTCTTAATGAATGGTGGCAACATTAATATCTTTGATCTTGATGGAACTACCCCACGTCTGACATTTAATAATTCTTCTGGAGACTTTACCACTTATGGTGTATTGTCTGCTCTTGGTGATGGAACATCAACATTTGGTGGTGATGTTATTGTGACAGGAGACCTTACGGTCAACGGCGGAGACATCCAAGTCAACCAAAATGGAATTGAAATATTTGCTATTGATGATGATGGTTCTATTAACATTGGAGGAATTCAAAATTACTTCACTGCTAGTGGTGGACGTAAGTGGGTCATGGGAACTGGTAGCATCATCAACGGTGTCGCTAATGTTAATTACTTTATTGATATCTCTGGAACGGCATTGTTCAAACTACCTGCTAATGCTCAAATGGGTGATATGATTCGCATTATAGATATAAGTGGTATCCTTTCTTATGATAAGTCTCTTGTTGTAAGAGCACCAAACCTTGTAAGAATTCAAGGTTCTATCAGTAATACTGGCACATCTGTTACTGGAGTGTCTTTAGGTGAAAACTTCTCACTCACCCATAATGGTGGTGAACTAGTTGTTCAAACCCCCAATGCATCATTTGGACTTGTATATGCAGGAACTGTTGATGCTGATGGTGGACCTGGAGCAGCTCCAAACAAATCAGGTTGGTATCTAATGGACGTATAATCAAATGTCATTCTATCAAGAAATCAAGACAGCAAAGGCAGCTGCTATTGGCACAGTAATGCCTTGGACTGGGGGTATCTCAGATATCCCCGATGGTTGGATTGTTTGCGATGGTTCTGCTGTTTCGGCAAAAAAATTTCCTCTTCTAGCAAGAGCTATTGGAGATACATATAATCTGTCAACTGCTGTAACTGAAGGACTTATTGATACTTTCAGTTTCAATGCTCCAGTAGTTGCTTCAAGAATTCCCGATACTTACACATATTCACCCCAAGATGGTAGTGGAGCAGGATCTACTTTTGCTATTATTGTTGGAGATGCTGGCACTCAGGGGGGAGGTTCTCCTAATGGGGAAGGCGGCACGGTAAGTATTGTTCTTTTAACTGCTGGTATTAATTATCAAGCAGGAGATGTTCTTACTGTTCCAAGTGGTAACTCAGGTGGTGGCGGTGATATTACTATTACGGTCGATACCGTAAGACAGGGTTCGGTTTCTACTTTTGGTGGAGAGTTTCCAAATTACACAGGAGAAATTATTCTTCCAGCAATATTAAACAAACCTCTAGTTGATATGGAGGTTGATTACCTTGGACCTGCATCTCCTACAGGAAGAGCATTTGACTTAGATTCAACAGCAGTAGCGGAAGTTACTCCATATATTGGAACAAATACAGATACTGGTGTTCCTACTTCATTCAATGATGTTGCAACAGATGTTGTTTTTGAATTAAATGAAAGAACTACACAACCTATTGATGGTGGTGGAATTTCTTATTATTATAGTGGAAAACTTCAAGGAAATACTATTATTCAAGGATCTGGTGAAGGAAATAAGATTATGTATTTTGGTCCTAGAAAGTTAGGTAGAGGTCACATTAAAGGTCACGATCATGGCGGAAGAATTGATTCTATTAAAAAAGATCCAGTGACTACGGTTGGAAAAGGTGTAATTCCATGGTCAAACATTGTCTATACATTTACAGCAGACTATACTGAAGATGGTAACGTTTTTATTACCAATGATAACGAATGGTTTGCACAGGCTGTGATGTCAGACTATGAAAGAGGTAGATCTGGTTTTGGTGGTGGTAGAGAAGGAAGAACTATTGCTGGTATTATCGCAGAAAATCCACCAATCAACTGGACTCCTCAAAGTGTAGCTTGGAGTCCTGTCAAAGACGTTTTGACTCAGCCAGCAACACATAGAACATTTAATGAAGCTGTTGGTGTTGGCGGTTTGGTGAAAGGTGCTCTGTCTGGTGGTATTTCTGGATTCAACAAAGGTCAATCAGAATTCCGAGCTGTTGACTACAAAGTTGGTGGTGGTCAAATTAATACTATTCCAGTCGGATATACTAACTGGTATCCAGAACTTCTTGAATATGCAAATCCAAATGATCCTAGATCCATAATGGCAGATCCTTCCCAATTTGTTGTGTATGATACTTTCAATAGTAATCCAGGTTGGGATTTTAACAGAACACAGAACACTGCAGGAGCCAGAGATCAAATTTTATCTCACACTCACGATGAATTTGATGTTAATTTTATAGTTACAGCTATGAGACCAGAAAATAGTATTAACGTATACGTCACTGCACCTGCTGATAAACTAAATCTTGATAATCAAAGAAATGTTGGTGTGTTTCAGATTAACTTTAATACAACACAACCTGGAATGACTTCAGTATATGTAATCAGAGCATACTAAAATGGCAGTCAATAACAATTACACACAAGTAAGAGCAAAGTATGGTGGTTACATCGGATCTATTCAGGTTCATGCAACTCCATACATTCAAACAACTAATGATCCCAATTCAGCAGATTTTATTCAGCATGTTCCCGCTGGATTTTTGAAATGTGATGGATCTATTAGAAATGCTTCAGATTTCTATGCTTTGTCTAAAGTTATTGGTGTTGGAGAGGGATGTAAATTTAAAAAACCAAACGTAACTTTAAGAGAAGCAAATCTAGAAACAGGAGATCTTGGTCAGTTTCAACTTCCAGATTTGGGTTCTAAAGTTATTATTGCCAACAGATCCACTGGTGACTATTTGAATACATTTGTAGGAGATACAGATGAAACTAGAGTTGGTCCTTCTGTTGAAGTTCTATGCAATGAAGGAACTCAGTTGACATGTGATTTTATTGGAAATTTTGTTGGTATTCCTGTTGAAGTGTCATATCCATTTAGAGGTAATCCCAAATATGAGTTTGAGAAAACATCTGCAGAAGCGTTTTTGGATATTGAAAATTTTCAAGGTCATGCTCATAACGCAAATACAAACTATCTAAACTTTACTGCTCAGCACCTTGTTGGTGGTGATGGTAAAGATGGTGGTCAAGACTCGGGTAACTCTGGTTCTGGTAATAGATACGAAGCAACAGAAGATAATACTACGCTTGTTTCTTCGCATACTCATAGGATTGATCCGCCAACACAGTATAATAGTAGCTTTGCCTATCAACATTCTACGTTTAATATTCCTGCTGATAATGTCAGAACAACTTTGAATGTTTCTGTTGAGGATATTACTAAACTTGATGCTGTGACAACACCATTTATTATAGTAACTTACATTATCAAAATTTAAAGAGGTTGAGACATGGTAATTCCAAGGACGCAGTGTATCTCAATTATTGACGAATCTATTGGTAACCAGGCAAGAAACAATTACAACCAAAATCCACCACCAGCGCCTTATCCACAGAGTGTAAGTAGTAGTGATCAAGCAATTGCAAACGATTGGACAAGGTTTAGAGATCTATATCCTAATAATAATGGTAATGGTAGAGAGTTTTGGTTGCTACAACCAGGACGATCTTTTTCTGATCTGTTGAGACCATCCAGTTATATCAATGATTCACTAACTCATACTGTCACTGTTAGCAGAGATGATGGCATCGTTGCTAGTAGATCAGATTGGTTTGCTATTTGTCAGTTAGATGCACAACCACCAGGATCATATGTTGCGGTGTGGTTAGATGTTTCTGGTTCAATGACATTGAATACTGTTAGAGCATCATATGACTATTTTTTCGAAAGATGTACTGCAGCAGGAATCAATATTGTTCTAACTGTTAGTGATAGTGGTGAAAGGTGGTCAGCAGATCATGCGGTTGATTTTCCTCCTTCAGCATCATTCTCTACTGATCCAAATTTTCTAACCAATTTTAACCAAGTCAATTCTGTAACTATTAATTATGGTAGTAGTGCCACACTATCATGGATTGTGTTTGGTGATACTACATCTGCCAATATTACTGGTGTTGGAGTTGTTGCTGATCCATCAGGAACAGTTTCAGTATCTCCAACAGCAACTACTGATTATGTATTGACGGCAGTTGGACCAGCAGGAACAACTACAAGAGTTGTTACTGTTACTGTTCTTCCCCCACCACCACCTACGGTTACATTTACTGCAGATCCAAATCGTTATATTAGACC